GATGGCATATGCTCGAGAATATAGACTTTCGGGTTTATATTCTTATGACTTATCCGCTGCGACCGACCGGTTACCGGTCGTGCTGCAGCAGGTACTTCTTGAATATGTCCTCGGTCCAAGATTGGCAAAGGCATGGGTTCTCCTTCTGACGGATCGGGGCTACCGACTTTCATCTGAAGCGCTGGTTAACGCCGGCGTGAAAGGGGAAGCACGGAACTACCGATACGCAGTTGGGCAGCCCATGGGGGCGAGATCGTCCTGGGCGATGCTAGCGTTAACGCACCACTTTGTGGTACAGCTAGCAGCTTACAGGGTAAGGAAAACTGTAGATTGGTTCCCGGCATATGCGGTACTTGGTGACGATATCGTCATCGGGGATAAACTTATCGCTGAGGAATACTATCGAATTATGGTCGAAGCACTTGGTGTTAGTATTAACCGAAGCAAGTCTCTGGTTGCGGAAGTTGGTATTAGCATGGAGTTTGCTAAACGGTTCATTTGGAGAGGACAAGACGCTTCCCCTATCTCCCTAAAGGAGGTAGCGGTCGCATCCCATTCTCTCCCCGCTTTCGTCGAGCTTGCTCGGCGGGCAAAAATGGTCTCTTTAGCTAGATATCTTTCGGTCGTAGGAATCAGTAATACGGCTAAATCGGCCCTCACGGGCCTTTTTAGCGATCTACCGAAACGGTGCCGAAATTATGTACTAGCATGGTTCTCACCGAATGGGGTTTCCCCTCTACCATGGGATCTATGGCTCCGGCTAACGTCCTTGCGGACGATGGCCGTGATTCCGGACGATAACTGGCAAGAGATGCTTCAATCGGTCTGGGATGTCGAGTACGATAGGATGGAAACGGCTCTGTTTAAGTTGAATCGAAAGGTTCAGACCCTTCGATCTCCTTTCGCAGAATCGCAACCAACCTCCGGGCTCGACAACCGGACGCCCGTCTTCTTGCAGTATGAAGACAGAGTCCCGACTTCGTATGCTACGAAATCACTGACGAATCCGATTTACGATTTGTTGGATGGTTACCTAGTGCGCGACTTCGAACGACTTTCAATTCTGAGAGCAATGAAGAATGCGAGTAGAGCCAAATTTGACTTTGACTTATCCCTTCAGCCTGAAGATGTGAGAGATGGATTGGGTATTGCCGATTATGACTCCGGGATTTCGGTCTCGGTAGACAAAATCGAAAATCTCCTTGAAATCTTTCAAGGTCTGATGGAAGTTGGGAAAGTTGTAGATCGAGTTTCTGCCGAATTGACAGAAGACTTTCGGAAACCTGAGGAGGAGGTAAAATCCCTAATTAGGAATTCGACTCGCCTTCTTAAGTTTCGGAACCGACTTACAAAATTCTTCCCTGTCCGATCGGATCGTGAAGATTGTGGTAAAGTTGTCTCTGCAGATTCTGCAGAAGTTATTGTGTAAGGCTTGTGATGAGCGTGATCTCCAAATTAACCAGGCAGTGTACTGGCCTAGCAATGGGACTAAACTAACACGGGGATGCAAATAAACAAATGGGACTAAAACGTTATATCGACTCAAAGTCGACGCTTTCGCGACTAAACATGACGTCTGTCCTAACGCCAACATAAGGTTTGAATCTTATGGTGTCCGGCTGTATGCTAAGGACC